TTAAATGCCTCATCACTACCTAGGTTGGCAACTTCTTGCTTCATCCATGCATCGTCTCTACCTGGTACATCCCACCAATCAACTCTAAAGGGCGTATATTCACTTAGGCCTTTATCGGCAGCAGTATATATGTCATAGAATTTATTAAAGCCATTAGGTGTACTTGTTATGATTACCTTAGAGTTTGTGGATGCAGATACTGTAGGATACACGTTTTCATAAAAAGTATCAACAAAATTTGCAGGTATATGGGCAAACTCATCCATAAATAATAAATGAATAGTAAAACCGATTGCTGCTTTCTTTGTAGTAGTCTGACCAATTATTCTACAGCCGTTATCAAACTTAGAATTAAATACATCCCATTTAAGTGTGCCAGGTTTTAAAAAGAAAGGTAAATGTTCTAAAATAGTTTTACCTTTATCAATGATCTCTCTTGTGGTTGCACCTTTGTTTGAAAGTATTAAAGAATTCTTATCAAAATTAAATAATGAATACCAAGCAATAAAAATAGATGAACAAATAGTTTTACCTACTTGCCTACTTGCTAAACATACATTAAATCTTTCTGCTTGAAATTGCCTTAACATATCTTCCTGGTAAGGTCTTAAATTAATTGTCTGTAAACCATGATCGGTCATTACAGTACAATAAGTATTTGCAAAGTATACAATATCTTTTGCACACTTTTTAATTTCTTTTATTTCTGCAGATGTATAATTAAATACAATATTACCTTTTCTTAAATTAGGATTACCTTCATAGAATGGAGTAGATGCTGGTTTATAACCTTCTTCTATTGCAAACATTAACTGCTCTACACTTTCACTTGACCATGAAAATGCTTGCTTGGCTTTGCCAACATTAAAATCAAATCCTGCGCTAGGTGCTTGTGGTTTCTGTGCCATCTTCTTCTATTACAGCAAGAACATGATTTATATGAAGGATTTCAAACTTATCTCCATCCAATGTATATTCAGTACCCTTACCTATTGTTTTTACTATTTTATCACCTTTCTTTACTTCAAGGTCATCGGCTGCTTCAATTACTAAAGCCACCCTGTTATATTTTTCATCAGGGAGTATTAAGCCACTATCAGTTCTTCTTTCACCTTTTACTATTTCTTGTGTAAGAATGTAACTATTCTTCATTTTCATCGCTATCGACATCTTGTATATCTTCTTCGTTAATTGTTTCTTGTAATGCTCGCATTAAATCTTTAGTACCTCTTGACTTAACACCGCTCTGTTTCTTATTAGTACTGCTATCTGAATTACCATGATAAACATCAATATCTCTGGAAGTCTTTTTAGCATTTTCTTCAATAGCCACCATGTACATAGTTTGGCTTTTAATAATATCTAATAAGGTTCTTTGTAAATCACTAAGTACTTCAAACATTCTTGGTGATACATCACCTTCATTAATAATATCCATTAATTGAGAAATGGCAATTTCACTGTTCTCCATTTGTCTAATGAGCATACCTAAAGCATATTCATCTAAGTTGGATTTTGCTTGAATATATTCATGCTCAGCGATAATCTCTTCACTTAAATAAAACTTAAGTAAACTGGACATTACTTTTTTAGCTTTTCCTTTAGCCTTTGTTAAGGCAACTGCTTGTGTACTTTCAATCTTTACTCTTGATAATTCTGGAGTTTCATCTAAACCAGGTACTTCATCTGGTAAGTCATTAAGTAAATCTCCGATACTATCTCTAAATTTATCTTTTGAGTTATCTTCCATTAGTAAGTTATTTGTAATATATATTCCAGGTTATCTGGCATCTGTTACATCTTGTAGCATTAATTCAGGTGAAGCATTATCCAATAGTAAAGTCAAATGAGTATCCTTTACCACATATTGACTAAGTATTAAAGATTGTAATTCTTCTTCTATTGGCTTTTTCCAAATTCTTATATTTGTTAAATCAGTTTCACATCCAAATAATTTCCACGATTGATCATCTATTACAGTTTGTGGTGTTGCTGTTTGGGTTTGATTAAAAATTAAATTTAATGATGATGTTAGGTTCGGATTAATAGCACCAGATGTTTCCACGGTATTATATACAAATAATCCTAATTGCCTAGCGGTAGCATTTAAATTAATTACTATGGCATACCATTCATCTTTAGCAAAAGACTGGCCTATTTTCCATTTATAATAAACCTCGTTAATTTTCATAATAAACCAATTAGGTGTATAAGTAAAGGAAACATACTGAGTTGGTGGCAATAATGAATTTTCATAAACCATAAAATTATTAGTTGCTTCTTTATTAAAACTAGGTGATCCTGTAGTGGTTACATCATCTATGAACTGTTCATCAATAACAATAGATTCACCAATGATCTCAATAACCTTTCCTATACCGTTGTATGACTTAGTTCCTCTTATCTCCACCCAATCACCTATATTAATAGAATTACCGAATTTAGGTAGACCTCCTGTATTAAATTGTACTTTATTATTGTTATTTGCTATAGATAGGATTAATATGTTTGCCCCTATTGGTTTATTATATTGTGGTCTTATCCAAAACGTAAATGCACGATCTTCTTCGCTACTCCACCCTTTTTCATATTGATACTTAATAGCTTCATTTGTAGTTCCCATAGAAGCTAATCTATAATGATACTTAGAAATTATAGTCCACTCATTATAAACATTCTCCTCTTTTATAATTAGTTTTTTGTTTAAGCTTCTCCTAACATAATCATTACCTAACGTTCCTATTGTCTTATACTGATTATCTTTTCTTACGTCCCTAAATTCATTTTCTCTCTCAACTCTAAACTTATCTTCTACATTTGAGATTAATGCATCAGTGTTAGCTTCAGCCTGTATTCCATCTGAAGTATTTTCGTACCCAACAGCAGTCCTCTTTTGGTATGGTACTAAACTAACTCTCCAATAAGATCCTGAATATAAAAAATCATCAGCTTGTGCAATTGCATCTACTTCATACATTCTATTCATATAATCTTTAAAATATAAATAGTCTCTCATTTCAGGTTTGGCACCTAATCCGAATATTGCCTCAAATGCAGATTTAACAATATGTATTTCAAATTGAACAGGAAAATCCATCATCATAGGATTAAACTGTATTTCTCTTGTTGGTAGTTCGTTATCAGGAATTAGGATTTTTACTTCTCCTTCTTTAATAACATCAAATAAAGAATATTCTTTTAATATAACATCCTTGCTTCTTTGGTCTGCCTTTGTCTTAAAGTAATCAACACAAAATCCAAACATATTAGAAGTGATTGCAGATAACTGATTATACATTGAAGATGCTCTAGATAAATCATAAGGATTCCATGTATCACCACAGCAATCTACAACAAGGTTAGGTACACCAACACAGCCTTCAGATCCACACTCAACTTGAGGTATTCTACAAATTACACCACCGTCTGTTACTAATTCCAGAGCGATAGATTCAAATTCTAGTTTACCATCACCCACCTGTTCATATCTATACTGAACCCAAAAAGGTTTATTAGGATTTAATAATAAAGCTTCTAGATTCGCATTAGTAAGATCAATATAATCAGAATATGTCACACCATCTGTTCCCCATCTAAACTGTTTATTATAATAAAGACCTGATGCTTCACCTTTAGTTTCATCAGTATATCCTAAAACTTCAACTACATTTAAATAAGGTTCTTGGAGACTAATTAATATAGCATCGCCATTAGCATCTGTTGTTCTTCCGTTAACTGCCATTGATTAAGAGTTTATTTGTTCGTATGAACTTGTTGAATCACCTTCCTTTTTAAAAGTTTCTCCAATTATATAAGAACCTACAAAAGGTGTTAGTGCTGCAAAGTATGCCGCTGCACCCATAAGGTCAGCATTTTTAACAATTACCCATACTCCTATAATAGTCCATAAAGCAATCGTAATATACATAAGATTTTCTCTCTTGCTATTTTTGCCTTTTCTAAAAATAGAACTATCATTACTAGGTCTCATGCTTTCACCAAATATGTATGATGCCACGAATCCTGTTAAAGAAATAAAATATCCGGCTAATTGAGTAAAGTCAGTATCAAAGTATGTAGCAGTAACACCAACAGCAACCCATAAAAAGACTACTAAGTATGTAACGCATTCACGCTTTGATTCACAACAACGATTAAGAAATGATTTCATATACAAACATTATTTGTTTATATATTCAGCTACTAATATGGAGTATAGTCTGTCTTTACGATTAAGATAGGATCATCTTCTTCAAGTTTTTGATCAATTCTATCCAATATGCCGAAGGTACTTAATTTACCTTCTATATCCATTGATGTTAAAATATCAATAATTGCAGTAGCTTTCATATAGAAATATGGCTTTCTCTCTAGATATTTATTTTTTAATATCTTAAAATCAATTAGAGTTTTATTAAAGGTGTCTAACTCTACCCTATCCATCAACCTAGTTAAATCAAAGATACCTTCAATTATGTTAAAATGAAAACTTAAAATAGGAGCACCTCTTTCACCCTTAATTAATCTACTAAAGTGTTTATCATCATTAACTTTAAATGTTAAAAAATCTAAATTCTCAAGCCTGTTAAAAATAGAGAATAAAAAATAAATTGAATTAGGTTTAATATTAGGGTTTGGGATATACCCAAAGTCTTCTGCTTTTTTGATTTCACCACTAAGTCTCTTACTAGTTTTAACAGCAGTTAAGAAAGATGATAGCTTAACAGTAATTTCACCATCTATCTTTGATAGGTTTTTACATTCCTTTTTTACTCTGTTTATAATAATACTATCAAAGTAATCATACTTATACAAAGTAAACATAATATGCGTAGGAATGCCTAGCTCAAATTTATTATCAATTAACATCTTTACCCATTTGTTTTTCTAATGTATCTATCGAGGACTTAATTAGTGATGGGTTGTGTTTTAGAGCTTCTCTGTATTCTCTTTCACCTATTTCGTTAAATTTCATATACATCTCTTTTGCAGCTGGATTAGGATTCCATTCTTTTGCTTTTTGTTTAGGTGTCTTTTTTACTTTTGTATAAATAAAGCCTGGTACTCTATTAAATTTAGAAGATATCAATCTCCATGATTCAGCTTGACCAACAGGATCTATTTTTAATGTATTAAACATATTTGCTTGGATAGGGAACTTAATACTCATAAACCTATTAGTCATAAATGAATTTTTAGATTTATCGTAATTAGATACCTTATCCCAATTAACATCTTTACCAAAAAGTACTTTTATATAGTCAAATAATTTCATTGGGTTATTTTATATTTATATGAAGAAAAAGTAAAAAGTTTAAAAAATCTTATCTTGTTTTTTACCACCTTTTATAAAAGACATATCATCAGAATCACTATCATCATCTTTAAAGAATGCAGCCTTAAAGGAACTATCAGTTTCTTTTGAGTATTCAGTATTCTCCAAAATAGATTTCATTGTAGAAATTGTTTTTAATTGTAAACCTTTTACATTCATTTTTGATTCTACAGATTTGAACATCTCATCTAGGATACCTTCTGGTATTGATTCAGCAGCAAGTACCATAAGATTGACATTAGATTTTAGATTAGTAATAATCTGTTCTCTGCTCATATGTTTTGCATTCATAACTCTTACAGTCATATTTGCAAGGTCAGTAATATACTCATCATTATAAAGATACATATGAGATAAGTGACCATGCTTTTCTTTGAACTCAGCGATGATAGCAGTTGCCTTATTTTCGCTGATTCCGTATCTCCTATTACCTTTTTTATAATAGTAAGCAGGTGGTACATTATCACCAGCATCTCCTGTGAGTACTTTACGGAAACGGAAGTCTTCAGGGTCAACTTCTATAATAGAAACCTTTTTCTTTGCGACCAATGCTTTAAGTAATTTCTTAGCCTGATTCTCTGGTGATACAGAAGTTTTTAGTACATCAAATATATCATCAGATTGTTCTTCTTCAGTTTGAGAATCCATCCATTCAGAAAAACCTTGGTAAGTATATAATTTTTTATGGGCTGGTGAAAATAGAATAGTATGAGTATGATTGCTTTTACTCTTATCTACTAATTGAACCAAGTCTCTATCTCCAGTAAACATAATAACTGATTTGTCATTTGCAAGACATTCAGTATTCCATGCATACATTAAATCGTCACCTTCAGCACCGTCAATTTTTGAAATGATAACTCCTTGCTTAGATAGGATAGAAATAAAATCAGCTGTTGCCTTTGAAAAGTTCTCCCAGTTAAGAGCATCGTTTTGTTTACGATTACCTTTATATTCTGCCTCTGGGTAAAAGTCCTTTCTCCATGATCTTGAATCTACTGTCCAAACAACCTTATCGATAAGACCTTCAAATAATCTGATTTGATATGCAAAGTCAGTTGCCAATTTTTTAACAAATGTTTGTACGTCTTCATCTGTACCTAATAGCCCTGCCTTTTTAGATCTGCTAGGGATTACGTATAGAGTCCTAAATAGAAAATAGTTTCCATCTATGACAAATGTATGTCTGCCTGTTTTTTTCATAATGTGTTATTTAATATAATTATAACAAAGATTAAAGAATTCTGAAAGAAGAATTTAAAACAATTTCTTCACATTCTTCTTTACTTAACTTTGTTTGTCTTAAATCATAGTACCTTGTAACTGCTCCACCTAATTCCATATAATTAGGAAATTTCTTTATTAGCTTTTCTAAAAATTGCGATCTCATTTTTCGTATATTTTAAATTTTGATAAATCAGGATAAGGTAATGTTAAATCTTCTTGGTGCTTTTTACTACCATCCTGGTTATAAAATTGGTTCATTAATAATAATCCTCTTGCTGCTAGTTCTGGCATCATATAAAAATTCCAACCAATCATATCAAAATTATCATCATGATAAGAACATTCTCTACGACCTGAATACCTTGCTCGTTTAAACCAATGATATGCTTTTAAACTATCAGTTAGTATTGCACCACCTTTAGATAATTTAAAATGTTTAAAAGGTCCAGTAAACGATACACACATATGAGTAGAAGGTTTATACATATCTGCAGTAAATGTTAATGCTGAATCCCAAACATTAGATCCTTTTAATTCATATGCACCAGTTAATTTACCTTTAAATACTTGTGAGTGTTTTTTATTCCACTTAACCTTTAATCCTGCGTGGATTATTTCGCAAGGAACTGATGGGTAAGTTCTATTTGGAATTATTATAGAATCACCTACTATAGATTTATTAACATGCTTCTCATAATATAAAGCAAGGAATAAACCATTACTCATATTATCTACTGTTACTGCATATTTAGAACCAGTGTATTGTGCCAACTGCTCTTCGAACTCTTCCGTATTTTTATATACTCCGTATGCCATTATGCTCCGTTTACTATTGTTTGTAATTCATATATACAAGCGAGCATTGATACTGCAGGATCAATTACCTGTTGCCTTTGTGCTTGATATTTTGCAACCGTTACAATTATCTGTGGAATAAATTGTGTATATGATTGCCTATCTTGTTTTATAAAATCTATAAATTCTGCGCCTAAAGAAGATAAAACATCATCAGTTCTATTTGCATAATTAGATAACATATACTGATAATTCTTTACAGGATCTTCTCCGTCAATAACAAGATCATAAATATCTTTATATACTGAACTGAATTGTTTAATGTTTTCAACTGTTATAGTTTCTACACCTTGTGATTTAAATCCTTGTAACTGATTTAACATATTTCTTAAATCAGGGAATTTTCTTTTTACTAATTCAACAGCTGCATGTTTATCAATACCTATACCTTCTTCTTTACATATTTGAAAAATCCTCATAATGTAACTTTTCATTATTTCGGTTTCTTCTTCTTTAGAAAAATCAAAATCAATCATTTCAAATCTTGACTGAATTGGATCTGGTACTTTATTAATATAATTACATGTTGCAACGAACCTTGCATTTACAGCAAACTGATCCATTGTAGCTCTTAGTGCTTTAAAGAATTGATCAGATACTCCATCAATCTCATCAAGTATAATTACTTTCATTTTACCTGGCTCATCCATTATAGAACGATTAGCACAAAAATCAGTAATTCTATTTCTTACAACATCTACTGAAGTATCTGTTGACGCATTAATATAAAGGTATGGATGCTTAAAATGTTTTACTAATACCTTAGCAGCAGATGTTTTACCAGTACCTGGACTACCATGAAGTAATAAATGTTGATAAACTCCTTTGCTTAGCTTTTCCCCAACTCTCTGTGGTGTAATTAAATCATCTAAGGATTGTGGTCTGTACTTCTCTGTTAATAGTACATTTTGGATATTCTTCATATTTAGTTTTGATTTATTTTTATATGGAAAAAATAGCATTTGTTTCAATGTAAATAAATAAAAAAAATCTATTTAATGAGTCCTAGAAAAATACGAAAGGTTATAAAGGTTAAAGTAGACCCAGCCGTATCTAGTAATGTTAGAAGTAATATAACTAGAGGTCCTGTACAAGTACATGTAAATAAGCCTTCAAAACCTGCCAGTGTTGCAGCTATTCGTAGAAGTAATGTACAACCTAATTTTAAACAACCTACGGTTTTTAAACCAGTAACCAAAATATGGAATGCTAGTGATACTGTGTATATTATTGGAGGTGGCCCTTCATTAAAGAATTTCAAATGGTCCGAGTTAAATAATAAAAAAACTATAGCTATAAATAAAGCTCTTTTAAGTTATCCAAATGCAGATGCTGTCTATTGGACTGATGGTAGATTTTATAATTGGCATAAAAAAGATATTGATAGTTTTAAAGGTTTAAAATATACAATTGCAGCTAGACGAGAAATGAGTGAGGATATTCACTTACTAAAGAGAGGTGAAAAATATGGACTAAGTACTTCTTTAAATACGCTATCTCATGGTATGAATAGTGGTTATGCTGCTATTAACTTAGCATTACATCTAGGATCCAAAAGAATAGTTTTGTTAGGTTATGATATGGGAAATGTTGGAAGCTCTAGTCATTATCATGATGGGTATCCAATTAACGCAACATCCGATACTATTTACAACAAACATTTCTTACCAGGTTTTAATATTCTAAAAGAACATATTAAAGGTAAAGGTATAGAGATTTTTAATGCATGCCCTACAAGCAGATTAGACTCATTTAAAAAAATAACTATAGAAGAATCTCTATCCCTTAGATGATCTACGGACATAAGTCATAAACTCTCTCTGTTCACCTTTTAGTAAGGATTTACAGTGTTGAGTAAAGTTGATTGATGAATCTATTATTCTTTGATCAACTCTTTTATTTGATGAGTTATGAGACTCTGAACACTTACTACATACAAAGTTTTCAACCTTCCTAGAGTCCATCCTTGATTTAATCTCAGTTTTACAAATACCACAATTCCAATCAACAAGATCAGAGTCTTTTTCTAATTCTTTAATATTTGTAAAGGTTTCTCTGAAAGGATTCCAAAGTATACGGTTAGGATTTTTTTCATGTTCATTCATATCCTCAACCTTAAATATAATCTCAAACGCATCTACATCAGAATCTAACCATTTCATATGATTATTTTCTAATAAAAGTTTTTGCTTCAAAGGAGGCAGATTCTCCAATAGAATACCATGCCTCCTTTTATACCATCCAAAGTTTATCTTACGGACTTTATACATTATTCATTAACCTTCTAAACTTTTCAGAAACAGTTTCTTCAAGTGGTTGAAATGATTCTCCTTTAGGTTTAGATAGTGCAGCTACTTTCTTTTTAGCATCAGCTTCCTTTTTCTTAAGCTCAGCAATATCCTCTTTGCTATCTTCAATTGCCTTTTGTAGTTTTTGAACCTTTTCTTCAGAACCTCTACCAGTTTTTAGATCTCTTTTAGCCTGTTCTAAATCTTTAGTAGCTTTATTCATTGTAGTTCTTTCAGTTTCTATGTTATCATTAAAGGCTTTAATATCAGCTTCTAATTTTGCAGCCGGATCATCAGGAGTATTATCATCTACCTCAGTATCAGTTTCTGTTTCAGTCTCTGTCTCAGTTTCAGCATCTGGATCAAGTGCCTTTACCTTTTTCATTATTTCTCCAATGTCATCTCCTAGACCTTGAAACAATTCATCGTTAGCATCTAATTTAGCTTTTTTCTGTTGAGCTTGTTTAAATTTAATCTCTGCTTGTAATTTGGCCTTTTCATCTTCACCATCTTTTACTTTATCATATGCAGCTTTAGCTTTAGTAATCTCGCCATCAACAGCTTCTTTAGCCTTATCAGCTTTTTCTTTAGCTAACTTTTCCTTTTCAGCCTTGGCAGCCTTTTCATCTTCACCTGGTAATTTAACTTCCTTATCACCTTCTGATTCATAATCCTTTAATGCTTGCTGTGCATCAGCAGCTTGCATACCTAACTTTTTAATTCTAATCTTAAGTTGTTTTGATTCTTCACCATCAGCTGCCTTAAGTGCAGTTTCTGCTGCTGCTAGGTTTGATTTTGTAGTTGCAATAGTTACAACCTTTTTAAGAGCATCAGATGTAGCTAAATCTTTCATTCTTTGACTAACTGCAGATGCCTTATCTTTTAGTGCTTGATTCTTAGCAGCATTAGCAGCCTTTAAAGTTTCTTTTTGTTTAGGATCCATTTTACCTGTGGATGCCTGAGTCTTTTTAGCATGATCAACATTATTTAAAGCTATCTGAACTTTAGTTTGTTGATACTTCTTAGCATTATTTTTAATCTTCTTATATTTAATAGGATTACTCATAATACCTTTAATGTCGGTAATACCTTCATCTACACCTTTATTAGATTCGGCTATAAATTGATTGTATGATTTTACTCTTTTCATATCTAGTTATTGATTTTTTTATATATTCAACTGATATAAGACAAAAAAAAGGTCCGCCGTTAAGCGAACCTTTTAAAACTGTATTATAAGTTTTTATTCTTAGATGATACTAGTACCAGCCTCGAATTCAAAACCTAATGTGTAATACATTGTTTCTGGGTGGAATCCAGCGTCTACTAAAGCGAATCTAGATTTAACCGCGATTTTAGGAGCCATAGTTCCTTCTGCGATTGTCTCAACAGATTCAGCCATTAAGTAAGGCATGAATACTAAACCAGGAGAATTACCATCACCTTTTCTACCTACAGCAACTCTATAGTCAGTCCAAGCCATGTTTGGATCAACATAAATAGTTACACCAGCCAAAGCACCGATTGGATATAAAGATCCACCAGCTTGGTTGATTGTATTTGATAGTGGGTAAGGTACGAATCCTGCAACATCCTGAAGTGCCGTAGCAATTTCTCCAGAAGTTACTGCGAAAGTAGCAGGTCCTCTTCTTCCTCTTGTTGCGATTAGGTTAGAAGCAGCAAGTACTTTAGTATACAACCTACGTTGTAAAGTTCCTTGTGTTTCACCACCAGCATTAACTAACGTTCTTGCAACAGTTGCATTAAGGTTAGTATTACTATCGTTTCCAGGTCCTAATGGAATTACAACAGCAGGTGCTGCAGTTGTTCCGTAAGATGCTGATAACTGTAATGTATCAACAAGACGAATGTTGTTTGCATTTTGAGCTCCATTTCTGAAGATTCTATCCAAGATGTACTTGTTAATAGATTGAGTTAATTCATTTACCAATACAGCTTCTACTTGAGCAACTGCGTCGATTCCGAATTGTTTCAAATCCTGAACTTGTTCTCTAGTCACGGCAGCAGCAACTTGGAAAGTTTTAGCAGCAACAGACTTATTGAATAAGCTTAGTCCCATAATGTTATCTGGAGTAGATTCACCAACACCTCTTTGGTATGGATCATTACCGTCGATAGATTCAGTTAAGAATCCAGGTACGTTAGCAGCACCAGGTAGTGGGTTGTTATCCTCAAATGCATTACCTGAGAAACCAGTAATATGGTCTTCTAAAGCTTTTACATATTCAGGAGTATCTGCCCATGCACCGATAACTGTAGCAGTAGCGATATCAGAATAGAAATCTACACCGTTAGCAATAGCTTGGTATATAGCTTCATATCCTTCTTCACCTTGTGCAAAGCTAGTATCAGTAGCAACACCGTTACCTCTTACACGGAATATAGAATAACCATCGATTCTAGATTTTCCTACGTAAGTTAATTCGTAAGCAGCATTGTTAGCAGCAGCTGAAGCAGCATATACTAATTGGTCAACTGCTAATGCAGCTACACCTGAAGCTAAAGTTAAATCAGCTTTAATTAGTAATGGAGCAGAATCAGTTACTTTTCCACCTGCATCAGTAGTTCTACCTCCACCATATACAAAGTCTAAGTAAGTTAATACTCCCATAGGTCCTTGCATTGGTACTACGGGTACTAAATCTAAACCTACAGTCTGAGCAGCTACTTGCATTGCAAGTGGTAACAAAGAAAAAGGTCTGTCTCCAGATCCGGCAGTCATACCGTTTGGTCCAGCATCATTGAAGTTATTCATGGTAGTAGGATTGCTTGGGAAAGCAGTTGCACCCATACCTTGAGTATTCATGTTAGGATTTAAGTGTACAGTATTATATACACTTTCATTAAGGTTGTGGTAGTGACAGTACTTAGACATCCAAGATAACTTAGACTTTTCAGTAATACCAGTACTTTCCTCAATGATTGGGCCCCAGGTCTTTTGAACCTCAGCCTCGTTGATTAATTGATTTGCGTACATTTTTAAAAAATTATTTTTCGCATTTTGTGGAATCTTTCAATTCCGTTTATTTAATCGCCTCGGTTCTTTTCTTCTTAACCATTCGATTAATATCTTTTAGATTAGATTATCTACCTAATCTGAATTTCATTTTTTCTACTAAGTCACTTCTAAAAGATTCATTTATTAATGGCTCTTTAGTGTTTGCAGACTCAGCAGCAGTTTTGCTTTCATTAATAGATTCTGTTACAATTTGAGTATCTCTTAGATCTCTTGTTGACCAGAAGTTATTAATTCCGTATTGATTATTTACAGGGTGGAACCTTGATTCAGAAATAATTTGTTGTTTTCTATTTTCAGAAAGGTTATTCCATTTTTCTTGGAATTTTTCTGGCATATCAGAAACAACATCTAATTCTCTTTTCTTTTCAATAAAATTAGATTCCCAAATATTTTCAGCCTGTATAGTTGACATAATTGGTTTAGCATTCATTGATTCTACAATCATAGCTTGCTTCTCTGTTGATAAAGAATTAAATTCATTCTTTTTAGATTCTCCTAAGAAGTTCATAAAGTGCATTTCAGATACGTTCTTAACTTCAGCAGCTGCAATTAACTTTTCTAATTTTTCTTCAATAGAATTTTTATAATCTACAGTCTCATGAGTTTTACCACACGATTCACACATTTCTTTTAATTTGCCTTTATCAGCATCTGGATACTTTTCACATACTTGTTCGTAAGTCATACCTTCGTCCATGCATTTTGAAACTTCTTCCATTGTTGGAGTTGCACCTTCCATTTTACCGTATTCATTAACAGTACCTTCGTTAATTGAATCAGCCTTTGGTGTATTAATGTTTTCAGCAATGTATTCAGAATATTTAATACTCTTGTCTACATTTTCACCAAGATATTCAGAATAAGCAATATTCTGATCAACCTTTTCAGCTACATATTCAGAATAATCAATACTCTTTTCTACGTTTTCAGCAACATAGTTAGAATATTGAATTCCTTTGTCAGCCATTTCAGCAACATGCTCAGCATATTGAATACTACCGTCAAGCTCTTCCGCTAAATATGTAGTATAATCTTTAATTGAATTTACATTCTCTGCTAAGTAGTCAGAGTAAGAAATATTTTTGTCTAAGTTTTCTGATAAGTATTCAGCATAATCAGTAACCTGATTTACTTTCTCTGCAATATGCTCGGTGTACTTAATAAGTTTTTCCATTACCTCATCATTGTTAGAATTGGTAGATTCCTTAACATTACTTAGAACTCCAGATACATATTCAGTATACTTTTGAAAATCTTCGACGGATACATAGTTTTTATTTTCCATTGTTAGATCTTTTTTATTATCGTTGTTATTTTCAGTTTCTTCCATTTCGTAAATCAATATTCCATCATCATTACTTAGGCCAAAAGATTCATTTACTCTAGATAGTTCAGCATTCTCAAATCCAGGATCTGCAACCAGATCATAAGTAAAAAACTTTTTAATTTTAACTTTACCGTTTTCATCTACTGTACCAGCAGCTCTACTTGAAATATGTAAAGGAATACCATCTTTGATAAGAGCCTGCGCTTCTTTACCTTTAGAAGTATTTAATAATCTTATTTTACCAATAACTTGCTTTTTCTCTTTATCGTAATCTAAGGATTCCACAACATGTGATACATTAGCTAAACTAACATCAAAATCTTTTGGGTGGTCTAATTCACCTAGAAGTTTATTGGTCTTAACCTTTTCTTGTAATTCATTAATGTGAGGCATTACTTCCTTCTCCTCATAAATTCGGTTATTCTTGTTCTTGACATCAAACTCGGTAAATACACCTTCTAATACAACAGAACCGTCATCTCCGGTCGTTATATCTAAATTTGATTTTTGCCTTTCAAGAATTAATAATTTTTTTCCTGACATTTTCTAGTAGTTATTTGATTTATATATTACAATCTCTGTAAAGTTTTTATTAGAGGTCTGCTAATGGATCCTCATCTGCTGCACCTTCTTTCTTTTCTGGTTTAAAATCTGCTTTATCAGCACCTAAAAGGATCTTTTCAATATCTGTTTCCGAGTAATTCTCTTTCTCTAAATCAGCTCTTTCCTTTGCTCTAGCATTAGCCTTTAAATCTTCACGAGTAAAGCCACCATATCTCTTAACCAAGAATCCTAAATCGAAGTATGGAATTTCCTCCATTTCTGCTGTCATAGTACTTAACTGAGTTTTTAGGTTACCTATAAAATCTACTCGTTTTGTTTGTAATTCCATTTCTTTCATTTCTTCAAAGACATTGTCTTTAACAAAATTAAGTCCTAATCCAGATTTAAACGAAACGTCATTTTTTAATTCAGGATGATTAAGACACATTTGAAGATACATAGGCTTAACTAATACTTCCTGGAATATAGATCTTAAACGGTCAACAAATTTAGAAAATTTAATTTCATCTCTTAGCATTCCACTAGCATCCATATCATAAGTATTTCCACCTTCTTTATCAAATCTTGAGAAAGGAATCTTAGAAGCTAATTTTAATCTATCTGCAAAATACTTAAGAGATTCTGTATCACCTAAATCAGGTCCATCGCCACCGATTGTACTAATCTCTGGTGATTCTCCGTCTTTTGATGGTAACCAATATTCCTTATTAAATGGCATCATTGGTTTTCCATTAGTTTGAATTTCACCACTTTCCTGGTTAAAATCTACTACTTCTCTATATGAATTCATTAACTGCGCAAGCGATTGCTTTGCTCTAGTTTTTGATTTACCACCAACAGGTATAATAAACTGAGTTTTAAATGAAGAATTTGAAACAGCCCAGATAATTCTAGTTGTTTCCATAATTCTTAAAAGGTTAAATGATCTTATTAATCTTTCTACATAAGATATTCTCATCGGTGAATTAACCTGTGAATATGAAAGGTATATGATTTGAGAATCCCATAGCTTTCTTTCCTTTGCTCCTTGTCCTTTATATTGTACCCATTGCTTCTTTCCAGTGTCAGTATCAATACCTGGCATTAAGGAAATAGGGTCCAATTCCTTAAATCCTATAATCTCTGTCTGTTTATCATTATATACTATTTCAAAAGCAAGGAATCCATCTACTAACCATTTCCTAAAATAGTTCCATGGTTGAACTGAATCATTAAATCCGAAGTAATTATAAAGGTTATTATATACATCACCAATTTCATCTTCAATAGAACTTGCAATGTGGCCATTAAAATGTGAATAGGCCATAAAGTTAGATTCATCAAATACAATAGCTTCATCTGTAATTACATCTAAGATATCTTCTATTTCATCTTGTACTGCGTATTCTCTAAGTTGATCTCTCTTTCTTTCATAATCTCTATCAAATATAGAGATATTCTTTTTCATTGTAGTATCTGTTAATGATAATGCAGCAAATGCGCTATACATATCATCAGCATCAGAACCCATTGGATTAAATGTATAACCCATTTGATTTTCTGTAAACCCTACTGCACGGGAATTACGAATGATCATATCATCGTAAGCCATACCTAAATTAGAAAGATCTTTTAATATCTTCCTTACTGGATTGCCTGTACTTAAGGGTCCTCTTCTATCAGTAAAACCTGCCATATTGTTCTATCTTTTATTGTTTATATATTCTTGTAATATAATGCTTGTGCCTCGTTAATGTTTCCTCCAAAGAAATGGTTTTGATTGTTAACAGCACCTATATACCAATCTTCATAACCTAACATTCTCGGTTTTCTTATTCTATCTAATCTATATTGCCTAATAGCATAAGTAACATTATATTTTCTACCTAATGATTTTTTTAAATTGTCATAAGTAAATTCACTTAATCTAGGCTGTGCATCAGGATTACCTGGTGACTTATTTATTGCAGAACTTATGGTACTTTTAAATGATTTAAATACATCAGATAAAAAAGGTAATCTAGCATCATACGGAATGTAATGTAAATTTATACCTAACTGATGATCATTATCACTTTTTCCTAAACCTAACACTAAAGGGTAAGTATCATAAAAAGTTTCATCTGGAGTAAAATATTCAAATGAATACATTTTACCATTATCCAATATACCTTTTGCTTTATTACCAATTTTTTTGAGATCTTTATCTGATTGCTTTGATGCACCAGATCTACCTTTATAATCTGCAAGGTAAATATCTAAGTCTTCTTGAAAGGATCCTACTATTGCCATTAGAATAATTTTGAGTCTTCTGTTAAAAGCATTACTTTAAAATTTCTTAGTTTAGCCATTTTATTTAATGCTTCGGTTTTACAAAGGTTCCTAACATATGTTTCATATCCATGTTGGAAGTTTTTTAATGCCTTTGCGGTTTTTCTTTTTGGAGCTTTTGGTTTTTGTAACTGGGCCTTTGGTTTTATCTCTACTACAAATTCTTCCATTATTCCACCTTTATCCATTTTCATATAAAAGTCTGGATAATAGTTATGAAACTTTTTATCCAGCATATTAAAATATTTTACCGAAAATGGTTCAGATGCCCATTTTATTACTTCTTCATTATGATCACACCAATGGCAAAACTTTCGCTCCCAGGAACTTCTATATATGATTGGATGCTCTCCAATGTACTTTCTTGGATTAATAGGATTATAATACCCTTGTTTAAATCCAGACTTAGAAGTAGGCTTTACCTTTTTAATGCTCATTTAAAATTTATATTGTATAAATACCGTCGCTATCAGCACTACCGTTAATAGAAACAGTACCTGCATATTTTCTAGGATGTAATTTATTCCAACCTTTTGCAAAACCTCTTTTACATATTTCAGTAAAATACGCAAATGCGTTAGTAGATTTTTCTGGATTAAAATTTCTCCAATATTTAAACAAATCCATATAAGCAGATGCTATACAGTCTTGTCTATCGTCAGGGTTTGCATATGATAATTTTCTAGAACATTTGTCTGCTAATAGCATTAGAAATTCTAATGCCTTTGGTGTAAGCTCATCTAATTCTTTAGATTTAACTATTTCTTCTAAAAGGTCTCTATTGTTTAAATAATTTCTTTTTCTTGCCATTTCATAAATGTTTATTTATTATTATATACAAAAAAAGCCGATAGTTTATTATTACTACCGGCTTCTCTATATTATAAAGGGTTATTAAATTTTAACATTCAATTGGCTCTTTGGGCAAATTGTAGATTTCCCTGTTTTTGGATCCATAACTTCTAATTGATCATCATCACCTAATGACGTATAGTCTTCAGCACTTACCATAACTTCCATACCTCTTTTAAGACCGTTACCACTTTTAGCAACTTCAGCTTCAACATATCCGTCGTTTAAATAATCGTTACGACTTTTTTTTTCTGTTACTGCTTCTTCTTTCTTTTCATCTTCTTCTTCAAAATCTTCACCGTCGTGTGTTTTAGACTTATCGCCTTTATTACCACCTAATACAACTTTGTCATATGTTTCTTGTAAAGATTTTTCAAACTTAGAAATTTCTTCTTCTAACAGATTCATAGCTTCAGTAAGTTCTTCAGTTTCGCCAAGCTTATTAATAGCTTCTTTTACCTTTGCTTTCTTTTCTTCTAAAAATGAAATTTTATCTGAGATATCAGATCTTGATTTTTCAACTTTAGCAACTTCATTATTTTCAGCAATTAGTTTTTCTGATAAAATTGGAGAAGCATCATAGTTAATAAATTCCTTAACTAATTTAACTGTTTCAGTTGCAGACGAGACAAATACCATTTCATTTATGTGCATTGCTGAATTAACTTTATTTACATAAATACCTTCATTTACACCTATCATGGTTAAAAATAAATTATCAAACTCAGTTGAAGTAATATTTGTAAAGTTATCCATTTCAGCAAGAAGATCAACAGATTCAAAGAATTTACATACTTTATCAATTTTCCATTGATTTCTATAACCGAAAAAGTTAAGAGCCATTAAAGATTCTTTTAATTCAATTATACTAGCATTTGATAAATCAGTCTTTCCTAATTTAATAGTACCTTCAGTTAAATTGTATTCTAATGTTCTATCATTACCTTCACCGAAAGTAACTAAAGTATTATTCATATTCTTAAACATTCCTAATCCTTCTAATACATCGAAGAATCTAGCATCTTTAACTTCAGCTTCAGTAATTGTTTTTCCATCAAAATTATAATTCTTTCCATGTAAGTGGAATGTTAATCCATTTTCTGATTCTAAAACTGGTGAAAGGATTGTAGAAATGTTTCCACCTCCATTTTCAGAAGCTTTATTATCTTCAGCTTTCATTTCATTTAAAATAGCTTTACAATCCATTGACCATGGATTCTTTGCAGCTACAGCAGAAAACTTAGATTTAATAGTATCAGAAGATTCATTTAATAAACCTTCTAGGTCATTTACTAATCCTTCAAACATCTTACCTTTTTGTGTTTGTGTACGAGCGATCGCTTCAGTTACTCTGAATGACCATTTAGTATCGGCATAAGCTCCTGTAATATAAGATCTTAATTCTCTTATTGGATTTAACCAATCTGAAGATGCCAAGCTTTTATGAAGGTTCTTAGCAATGTTAAACTTTAACATAGGGTTAACACTGTTTTCTATTTCTTCACTGATAACTTCAGTTTCTTCGTTGTTGAATCTCATAGGGAATGCCTTTAAAGATTCTTGTAAAATGTCAAGAGCGTTTTTAGCAGAATAAGAAACTCTGGAATTATCCGAATTCATTACCTTTAAAGCTTCAATACTCTTCATAACATTTTCATGCAGTTCAGCAATTGTAAATTTCATTTCGTTATGATTTTTTTGTTTATTATTATTTTCTGTAATTTCTGTTTGATTTCCTTTGAAGGCGTTGATAGCACTCATTGCTAATTGTTGAGGAGTTCCCATACCTACGAGAATTGCAAGTACTTGTGAATCCGTCATTGGTCCACTTTCAACTACTTTACCGTTTTTACCATCTAGTTTAGTTTTACCGCTTTGTGCAAATAAAACACCAACAATATCAATTAATTGCTGAGGTGGCATATTAAGGTAAGGAGCATCAGTATTAACACCATATTGACGGTCTATTGAACCACCTGAGTAAACTTGTGTTTGTCCTTCTTTAATAACTTTTTCCATATTATAGAATTTGATTTGTTTTATATATTCTAAGAACTTAGAGTTAATTATCCTTCATCATTGTTAGCATTTCTGTAAGACTTACTGGATTGGGATTCTTCTGACGGTGGTGACGTATCAATGGTTCTTTCATCATAAGGTCCGCCTACTTCTTTACTTGATGTATTATTATAAGATGCATTGCTCATAACCGCTGTATCTGGTGCAACTTTTATATTATCATCAGTAAATTTAAACTCCTGAAATACACCACCGAAATAGATTCCTAAATTACCATTACTATCAGATCTTAATTGACCAACACCTGATGCGTTAGGATTTGATTTTATAGCCTCTTTAGTAATAAAATCAATTTCAGGTAATAATATACCACTTTCAAATACCGGCATAAATGATTTTAGTTCCATATCAAAAGTAACTTGAAATTCTTTCTTGTCATTTAATCCCCATTCAAATAACCTATCCTGTGAAAAGTCTTCTGGTACTGACATTGCAGCATTAACTCTAAACATACCTAAGTCTACATTAAATAAAGTACCTTTATATAATTTACTCATAATAGAATCAGTAACCTTTAACATTTCTAAATTATTAGAACATATTATAGTTACACCGAATCCTATAGTAATTGGTAAAAAATTAGTCATTAAAGAAAACGTCTTTAACAGACCATCCCATTCTCTTACAAACTCGGCTCTTGTAAATTTATTAGTTTGTTCATCTGCGTTAATCGACATTGAATTCATCTGTATAATACCACGAGGTACTACTTCATAATCACCAATAGCCTTACCATCCTTTTCTGCGTCAAACATAAAATTATCTAAAAGAAATCTTTCGTTACCAGATATAGAATAAAAGAAAGGTACTTCAATTTTCTTTAAAGTATCTTCATCTATTTGATTATAATAATATACCTTTTTGCTAAGCTCGGCTAACATACCTACGGTTAGATACCGAAGTATAGTATTATCTTTATTAAATTCTTGGTTATATGCTGACATCTATTAGACTTTGTTTATATTCTATTTATCCAATAGATTCAATGTTAAATTCACTAAAGCCACCATCTTTAGTTATTTCAATCTTTTTATCAAAATATTCACTTGGTAAAACCGTATGATTGATAACAAAGGTATTGAGGCCTATATCTTGTATTGTATTATGAAGTATGTTAATTATATGGTGTACACCATCAGAGTCAATAGAGGAGAAGATTTCATCTAAAAATAAAATGTTTAGTGATGGGAATCTAACCTTAATCATTTTTATTAAAGCCATGATAATTACAAAATCAACCTTTTTCTTTTCACCTGTACTTAGTGTCTTAGGACTAATCTCTGTTCCTAAATGATGGAGAGAACAATAAAACTTTTCATTAAATCTAATACCAAACGGTATTCCCATCTCTCTCCCCATTAATTGAATGTGGTTATTAAAGGATGGAAGTATAGATCTTACTGCTAAGTTCTTAATTCCATTTTCACCCATAATGTTTTCTAAGATGGTTAAGTAATAATCCTGACCTTCACTCTTTAGTTTACCGGTAGATTTATCATCCTTTCTAGTTTTAAAATCTTTTACCAATTGCTTAAGATGAGATCCAGATTCTGATTCATCTTTATCAGCCATTTCAATTAACTTATCTTTAATGGCTTCCATCTGAGTTTCTAACTGACCAACCTTAACATGTATCTTTCTACCTTTTTGTCTAAGATCAGTTAATTCAGTCTCTGCTTTTTCTGCATCGTCCTTTATTTGATTCCATTCAGTAAATAATAAATCTAAAGAATCTTGTTTTTCTTTTTTAATATCTAAATGAAAATCAGAATTAAGAGGAGCTGTACATGTAGGGCATTCATTATTTTCATATAGCTTAAGTTCTTTCTTAACAGTATTAATCTTAGAGTTTAATGTTGATTTTTTATTGTTTTGCTTTCTTGAATTTTCGTCTAATTTTTCTAAGTTAATTTTTGTTGCAGATGTAAGTTCTTTTAACTTTTTTCTATTTTCATTTAACTGCAATAGCTTTTCCTTAAGAACTTTAATCTTTTCAGCATCTTTATTTTTACTAACTTTTTCAAAATGCTTTATTTTATCAATTACAGATTCTATTGATTCATTAAGAGTTCTTATTTCATCGTCATATGTTCGGATCTCCTCAATAATAGATCTTCTCTTTTCTTTGACGGCTTCAGCCATTTCATTAATAATAGAAAATCCAAATATCTTATCAATGATTCTTTTCTTATCATAAGGAGACATTGTAATAAAAGACTTAAAATCATTTACAGATAAAATAATTACGTTCTTAAATACGTGATAAGGTATTTCATAAATTTCAGTTTCTAAAAAATCTTGTAAGTTTACTTTACCTGCAACATCATATTCGGATCCATTTATTTTAACATTAAAAATACCAGGATTAATTCCTCTTTCTATTTCAACGGTATTGTTTTTAGATTCTAAATGGATCTTACCCCAAAGAGCACCGTTTACTCTATTTGGTAAATCTTTTAATGTTGAACCTTCTACTTTACCATAACATAAGTAAGTTATAACTTTTGCTAATGTACTTTTGCCTGCACCATTTCCACCTAGTACTAAATAAAGATCACTTTTGTCTTTGTCAAATTCTATTACTTGTGTACGGTTGCCGTAGCTTGCAAAGTTTTTAAATTCTACTTTTTTAATCTTCATAGTTAGGTGATAATGTTCTTTTGTATAAATCCTGCACTGATGCCTTTAACCTTTCTTTTAAATCTTCTTCATATTCTAAAGAATTAATATATTCTGCCGCAATGTTCATTAAGTTTAGTTCTCCATTAAAATCAGACATTTCGCCATCTTCTCTATCATAAGGATTTTCTTCATCATAAATTCTAGGTTCTAATTTTCTAGCAACGCCATCCAAATAATCCATAAACATATTAATGTTATATTTACCTAGTACATTTGATGGTATAAAAACATCCACAAAATTATCCTTTATTTCTTTCTTTATATCCTCCATACGCATCTCTAAGATATCATTAATATAATACCTTATAAATTCTGGACTCCTCTTATTCATAAAGAATTCATGCTTACCTGTCTCTAAATCTAATACATAAATACCTTTTTGATTTCCTCTATCAGATCTTGTCATTTGGTAAGGGTTACCTACAAGCACAAAGTTTTGTTTATCCTGTCTATAATGAATATGACCAGAGTAAACTCTTTTAAATCTTTTAAATATTCCTACGTCATTACCACCTTCATGTAAATGTTTTGTACTAGGAGATGTTTGTACACCTCTCGTTTCAGTATGACAAAACATATAATCAACTTTTTCTTTAATAGAATCTAAAGTTTCCTTTTCATGAGCATGATCTCTGCGCCACGGCATAAGTAAACATTTAGCATCACCATACTTTAAAATCTTAGGCTGCTTATGAACAGTAACATTAGGTAAATATTTTAAACAATCAACAGATGCTATATCGTTAGAGTTCTTTCTCATAATATCATGATTACCAACTATGATATGTATATCCGGAAATATTTTACCTAATTCTTCAAACACTCTTATTGCTAAGTCCTGTGCAGCTAAATTAACACTCTGACGATTATCAAACACATCTCCTAAATGATAAAGAACATCACCTTCTTTATATTCCTTTTTAACCAAAGGTATAAAAAATTCAAAAAAGTAATCTTCGATAATGCTTAACCATAATACAGAATTTGACCTACATCCTAAATGAGAATCACTTACCATCCATACTCTTGCCATATTAAAATAATTTTCTGATTTTTCTTTTTTCAAGGATATTATACTTATCGTCTAATTCTTTAATAAGTTCATCTTTAAATTTATTGGAAAGTGAATTGTAAAATTTATTAGGAAATACATCAAAGTAATCTGATATGACACTAAATAAATCTACCCTTGTATAACCATCTCCTAAATTTTCTATTACGAAAGAATATACTCTATTGATTTGAACCTTATTTAGTTTTTTAATAACTCCTTCAGGTGTTGCTTCGTTTAAGTGTTCATATTCACTACCTTTAATAATCTTATCAATCTTTTTGATTAGCAGTTCATAATGCATCCTATCATCAGGATCCATACTATCACCATAAGTAGCAGCAACAGTAAAGTTTACCTTATTCTCTGTTACGTCTTGGTCACCGTATGTATTATTAAAAATTTTATCTTTATCTGCTAACTTAACTGGAATAGGTTTTCCATTCTCGTCTAATTTTGGTTTTTTCTTTTTGCCCCACATATATTTTTTATTTTAATTTATATCATCAGTTTCGGTAAGTCTCATATGATCGTAATCAATATTAAACCGGCATCTAGTACCTTTACCTTGTCCATCTCTAATCTTTAATACCTTTAACCAGTATTCTCTATTTGCATGCATCATAGAATCTTGAATAAGTGCATACATAACATCAGCAGTATGCGCAAGACCAGCAGATTCAGCAATGTTTTCCATTCTTACTTCAGTGGCATCCCATGCACCACGGTTAATCTGTGTGGCTGAAATTACTAACATATCTCTCTTAACAGCTAATGCTCTGAGATCTTCAGCAATTTGTTTTATTTTCATATAAGTATTTTCAGTATTAGGATTTCTATAATTTGCAAGAATGTTAATATAATCAACAACTAATACATTTACCTTATGATCTTGTGCTTCTTCTAAATCTTTTAAATATGATTCTATATCTAAAACAGTACCTTGTGAAGTTGGCATTTCTTTTACAAAAAGTTTACCAGGTGGTAATAAGCCCCTGGATATTTTTTCTAAACGCCTTTTCATATAATCTCTATTGCCAGTTTTTTCATCATACTGTGGCATTGGAATTTGTAGTAGATTAGAACCTATTCTTTTTAATACCTTTTGTGCCGACATCTCAGCCGTTATGAAAACTACATTATGGCCCATCCTAACAAAATTAGCAGCATCATTTGCTAACCATATAGATTTACCAATATTTTGTTCTCCTGCATAAACAATCAAAGATTTTGTATCATACCCTCCACCTGAAACATTATCAACGAAAGACCAACCTGTTTCTATTTTCTTTGATGTTCTCTGTACGTGGTCTTCTGGTTTAAAAAAGTCTAATCCAATATCCGTATCAAAGTTTAAGGATCCCTCTGTTGAGATCATACCGATTGCTCGTGTTACTACATCCTCAACATTTTCTGGTGATACATCTTGAGTCTTTACATATTCAATAGTTCTTACTAATTGTTTATCAAAGTGTTTCCATTTAATCCATGATTCACCAGTTCTCTTTAACCAATCTTGATCATATTCATTAATGTTAATATCATAAATGCTAGAAACTATACTGTCAGGGATTTCAGTAGGATCATCTTTAATAAGAGCCTTCATCTGTTCTCTTGATGGGCTTTCACCAAAATCAATATAAAACTTTTTAGATAATTTTGCTATATGATCCAGATCACTATTTGTAAAAAAGCCTGGCCCAGTACTTTTTAGATAATGTTGTTTCTTAAGAAAGTAATTAAAGAATATTTTTTCGTGGTCTGTACTTGAGTTCATCTTGTTTATTTTTATATAGCAAAAACTATATTTAGTTTACTCGTAAGGGTTTGTGATAACTTCATATGTCGTATAAGCAGAATTAGATAATGATACTTTAATTATCTTATCGTTTCTAAGTTGCATAATTATAGCATTAGCCTTTTCTTCATCTAGGCTATACTTTTTCTTTAAGGATACATTAGTAAATTTAATCTCCTTTGCAACCTTTCCACAATAATCTCGTATCAGTTCATATATAATATCCTCAGCATCTGGATAGTTGGGTAATGTTGTATGATTTCCTAATACGTGCTTTACTTTAAGTTTTGCAGTATTAAGATTTTTCGGTAACATCGGCTTCTAGCATTTCGGTTAAATTTTCAACATCAAGTTCTTCACCATATTTAAATTTAGCGGCAACGATTGGTTCTAATGCTTTTAGTACATCATCGGTCATTACTTGTGGTGTAAATAATTGATTAAGGTCAACGGTATCATTTAAATGTTTAACACAAATCTTACGTGCAGTTGCAGCAGGTTGAAAATACCATGTAACTTCTTTTTCATCTTTTGTAAAAGAATGTTCTCTACACTCAGCCTTACCTATATCAGTTAATTTCTTAAATGCGTTTTCATTTATAAACCTTCCTCTTTCAACTCCACAAGTATCCCAGCTAATATATTCTTCTAATCCAATATAAGGATTCATACCTTTATTAAAGGATATATGGAATTTAATGTTTGTTGGTTTTGCAAATCTATTCTTATTTGGTTTAGCAGTAACAATAATACCGGTTTGTTCTATACCTTCTTTTAGTTTAGCTTTACCTAAAAATAAAATAATAGAAGCAGCATACTCAGGACCAGTTCCACCACCACCTACTTGCCTTGAAAATAAATCTTGTGTTTGGTAAGTATGATTTGTAAATAAGAATGGAATTTTACAAATACCAAATTGCGTCATAATAATTCTAAAGGTAGATTTTAGTAATTTAGCTCTTGTCATATCAGCTTTACTACTTCCAGTTTTAGCATCATCAATTTCTTTTTGAGTTGCCAAGTTACCTGCAGAATCTAATACCACCATGATTTTAGGTAAAGCAATTCCTTTTGCCTTTTGTTCAATTAATACATCAGTAATTGCAGTTACCGAAGTTCTAAATTCTTGAACCGTATTACATGGCTCATAACGGAATTTTGTTGGATCAATACCGAACTTTTCTACTAAGGTTTTATCTACAGCATTTTCAGAATCATAAAATACAATACTATAACCTTGAGCCTGTGCTTGTTTGATTGCATTTAAGATGAGATAAGTTTTACCTGTACCAGAAGGCCCAGCTAATGCAACTGCTCGGTTATTAGGATAACCACCAAACAGAGAACCTGTTAAGCATGCATTAAGATGCCAATTACCAGTTGGTATATAATGATCTATTTCTGAAATAGTTGATTTATCTAATGTCTCTCCGTAGGTGGAGTGTTTTGACATTTCTTTATTTAAATCTGCGAATGAAAATTCTTTTGCCATATTTGTTTTTATTTTATTATTATATAGAAGATATAAGGTTTGTTTAATTATTCTTTTTTATGTTCCACTTATCTGCATGGTGCTTAACCCAAGGATAATCTATGCCGTCATTGACTGCCTGTTGTAATACTTTTTTCTTTTCTTCATACTTGCCATCAAAGCTAGAAAATAGAATTCTTTGCAATTGTAATTCACTTTCATCATATCCTAAACTAGGAGATACTTTAAAACCTTTCTTGGTACATTGGCAACCCATACTTGCAAAGCTATAAGCTTTATTTGGTTGATTTCTCCATGAGTACCATCTTGATAATGCCAAGTAAGCTTCTGGTCTATCTTTATCTAATTCAATTGCTTTTAGGTACATGAGTTCTTCAGCATTATCTCTACGCTTCATTGCAGATAAACACCCAGCTAACATAAACACCGATTGATAAATTAGATTTTCATCATCTGAATATTCAGCACATCTTGAATAAAAACCTAATGCAGAAGCATATTGACCTTTACCAAAATACCATTCAGCCATGTCAAATGCAAGCTGTCCATTATGAGGGTCTTTAATAAATCTAGTAATAACTGTATCTTCATGATTATCTTTGCCAATCTCAGATTGTACGATTAAACGCAGGTGTGAGTCAATCTCATCTTCAATTAAAAAATCAAATACTGATGTTGGTAATTTTAATAAGAATGAAGTATGGTCCTGGAAACCGAATGGGATTAAAAAGTTATCACCATCTAATGCCAAGCCGCATGTAAATTCAATTTGACCTGTCATAAAATTAAATGTTTCACTAGTCTTAATTAAATTCCAATCCTTATCCCAGCATAATATTCTATGATGATAAACTGCATCCTTTTTTTCATCTATGTCATACCATAAATCACATTCATGGATTATAGCAACCCACATATCTTTATACTTAATTACATTAGATGATCCTCTTATATCTCTAGGAGGTTTAAAGTTTGGTTGATTAACTAAAGCAATCTGTTTAACTGAACCGTCATCAGGATTTACTTTAACTATTTCTGTTGGTACACACCATTTAACATAATGATAAGGCATATCATTAATAGGCATCCAATTCTTTTCACAGTAACTGCCACCTTCTGCATGAGTTCTACCATCAGGCGTTGATAGTCGCTGTCTTTCAGTTTCTTCCCAATCACAACATCCACGTTTTTCAATAGTAGAGAGTTCCATGCGACCTTCACCATTAGGTGTAGTATCTCTACGTACCCCAGTTTGGTATAGAATGTTATCCCAATGCGCTAGCCTAACATCTTCATGTCCAACGAATTCCCATATAGGTTTAACGTCTAATTTACTTGTATTGGTTTTTGTCCACTTTTTAAGTTTTAAGTTATCAGGATCTATCTCACACATGTAATTCGTGGTAGTTAATGTAATATCATCCTCAGGATTAAAATAAACAAGCGGCCCCCACGGAGAATGAAACTTCTGATTATTCTCAGAATGAAATAGAGCATAAGCAACTCTTCTAATATTCATTAACCACTCACCATTAACTTTAAGTATAGTACCGTTGGTTAAGCCATCACCGCCAGTTTCATGAGTTGGTATAATAAGCTGACTAATATCACCACCAGCTTCAAGTGCTAATTTACAGATATTTTTTATACCAGTTTGTTCATTTAGATTTTTTAATCTCTTTTCCATTGTTTTATTATTTTTTTAAAATAAGCTTGTTGTATAAATCAGATTTCTATTAAAGGATTTAAAACCCATAGCGGTTACTACACGATTAATAGGATCTAATATAGTTTTTTCAAATTGCCTATCATAATCAATCTTAGGGGCAAATTCATAAGGATAATCACCAGGAGCAAATGCAAACACGTCACATGAGTTATCAGTAGAAAAATACATTTTACATTTTTCGCCATTTCCTAAAGGTTGATATTTTCCTTTAAGACCAGAATTATTTAAAAGGTAATTATGATAACCTGCAGATCTTACACCGATTGGGCATTTTGATGCAATCTCAAATTGTTCATAATCATTTACAATGTACTTTTGATAATTATTAACCTTTCTTGAAAAACAAATTTGGTCAACATTTGCTAATCTAAATTGCCTTTTTATATCTTTAAGTAATGCAGCAAAGGCTCCCATATCTAATTCACTAACCGAAAATATATATGTTAGCAATTCTTTTAGTTTTTCTCTAGCAAAAATTGGAGTGGATGACTGAATGATTTCAAATCCTTTTGAACTAATTTTAGAAAGATCGTCATAATGAATATCTGGATCCTTCCAAACAATATTCTGCATGTATTTTTTCTTAGCCAACCATATTGCGTTCTTAGCAATACTTTCTAATTCAAATGATAAAAAGTTTTCTGCATTATTATTATCGGCATATACTTGTAGAATTTTTTCTATATAAGCTTTAAGCCTTACTTCATATAACTTTAAAATGAATTCTTTTTCATCGCCTTTCCACCCTTCAGATTTTTTAATCAGTTCCTCAAACTTTACATATACCGAATCTGTATCAATATAAATACCAACAGGTTTTTCAATTTTACCAGTTACGGTTATTCCCATAGCCTGATGAGCAGCAGTATCTTTATGCCAATATTCTTTAAAATATTTGTTAACTAAGTTTTCGGTATAAAGAATTGCATCTTTACCTTGGAGTGTAATAGTTTCTGCAATATCAACATTAAAGAAGTAAAAGTAAGGATTACCAAATGCGCCATAAATAGAGTTAAGCATTAATTTTACAGCTTGTTCATAATTGTAAAATTTAGAAGCTTCCTCGTTAATTTTTTGTAATTCCTCTGTCATTTTTTATTTTTATATGGTAAAGTTTATACTTAGTTTAAACATTATTTTCATGCCATCTTTCTCCATACTGTTCATACTGCTGGTCGTATGGATAATTACTCCAATTATTTTTTGGGCATGATAGATCAATGCCGGTTCTAGGAAAGGATTTAAAAATCTTAGGTGTTAAATCAGTACTTATGTTTACTGCTTCATTATGGTTAGGAGCACCATCATGTACATATTCTTTAGGGTTAGATAAAAACATGTTTACCTTTGGGCTAAATTTAGCTATATAGTTTAATCCTATCCTTGCCTCAGTTCTTATTAACGGCATACTATAATTTTCTTCTGGTGGCTGCTCATAAAATATCCATGATAAATTATTGTTCATTACAACTTCAGAAGGTAAGCGGTTCGGATCAGTTAAAATCCAATTAGCACCTTTCTTTTTAATAACATCAACTATGTCATCATCGTGATTATCTAACCTTTGGTAAATATCATAATTATCTAAAGGTAAACTAAATAAATCAATTAAGTCATTTTTATTTCCCCAAAAAATATGATCTCTAGGATGAAAAGGTAAGTGTAAAAAATTACCTGCCACACATATTCTATTATAAGGTTTAGATGTATCACCTGTAAAAGAAAGTTTTCTTTCAGAGTTTTGATTATAAAAGTCATACATTGTCTTCATAGAATCTAATGTATACTTTTGATCATTTCTCATTTTTACAATGAACCTAGTAGATGTTGCTTTTATACCTGCTAAAGAAGATACTATTTGTAAATTTTCATTACCACTACCGATAGGTTTAACTTTATCGGTAGTGATGAATTTTATGTTCTTATGTAATAGTCTTTCTTTAGTATCAGACGTGTGATGAGAAATAATTATATTATTGACAAAAGCTAATGCTAAATAATGTAATGCGATTTCATTAACAAAATCATTATTATAAGGTCCTTGTAATACAATGTCAATTTTTTCCATCAACGACGTAGTATTAATCCTCGTCTGTTATAGCAACAGCAACAGTTAAGTGTGTATTAGTATCAAGAGATTTGAATACTACTTTATTTTCACAAACACTTACCTTGTAATTTTCTTTGTCTAATAGATTAATATACTTTTTGTATATCACAACCTTAGCACCTTTTTCTACATTTGAATCATAAGAGTGACATAATGTAGCATCATAAGAAGTACCTTTAATATTGATTCCTTTCTCTCCAATATAAAGAGTAAAGATATCCTCATCTTTATCAAGGTTAAATAATGATTTCATTTTATCTACATGTGTTGTGAGTAAATCAAAATCAAACATT